AGCCGTCCCCACCCGGCTTCGCCTGACGGCTCAGCCACCCTCCCCATGAAGGGGAGGGAGAAGGCGGCGCTGGCCATCCAGGGCTACGCCTCCCTGTGGGGCGTGGCCGATCTGAACGGCGACGTGACGGCGCGCGGGGCCTTCGCGGACAGTCTGGCGAAGACCGGCGCGGGCGGGGTGCGGATGCTGCATCAGCATGAAAGCCGCGCCGTGGTCGGCGTCTGGGACCGGATGGTCGAGGATGAACGCGGCCTGTGGGTCGAGGGGCGGATCGAGGACTGGTCCGCTGAGGCCCGCTACGCCGCCGCCTTGACGCGCGCCGGGGCGCTGGACGGGCTGTCGATCGGCTTTCGTGCGAGGAAGGCGCGGCGAGACGGGCGGCTCAGGGTGCTGAGCCGGGCGGAGTTGTGGGAGGTGTCGCTGGTGACGTTCCCGATGCTGCCGCGCGCGCGGTTCAGGCTGGTTTGAGCCTGCGATTGTGCGCGAAGAAGCAGATCAGCTGGATGGCGCTCAATGTCAGCAGTGTTCCCCATGCGGAGACCGGGCCGACGCCCAGGTCATCGAGGAGGCGGCTGAAGATGGTGAAATCCATGACAACCTGCAGGACGCTGGCGAAGAAGGCGGCGCCGCCGAGCAAACTCCAGAAGCTTGTGTCCGGCGCTCTGTTCTGAAGAGGCCGGGTCCAGGCCTTGATTTGCCGTTCCAGCGAGCCGGGCCTGTCGCGGGACCAAAGCCACAGGCCGATCACCAGAAGACCGGCGAGGATGGCGACGCCGACAAGCAGCGATTTGCAAAAAGAGGCGAGCGGTTGCGGCGCATGAACCGACGCCGCGATCAGCAGCGCCCAGCCGGGCAGGAATGCGGCGGTGAGAAGCTGAACGGCCCAGTGACGGGCGAGGACGTCGTGAATTTGCGGCGCCTGGACCATGAGGACTTAGCGTCCTGACGCTGAAAAGGCCCAGCGGGCCAGCATGAAGAAGAGGGCCTGGGTCAGGAGCAGGGTGGCGACGCCGACGGCGTAGCCGATCAGGGCGGGATGTTCCGATCCGGCGACGACGGCGCCGCGCAGGAAGGGAACGAGTTGGGCGTCGCCTTGCTCGACTACGATTCAGCCGATCACGCCCGTCTGTTGCAGAGGCCAGCTTTCGACCTGGAGCGGAGGCTTGTCATCGGCGGCCTGCGCAGCGGACGTCAGGCCCAGGGACAGGACGGTGAAAAGAGACACCAACGTCAGCCGCATGAGCGATCCTCTTTGAGGGGCGTTCTGCGCGGCGGCAGGAACAGGACGCGATTCCCATCGGGTCGCGCGCCGAGCGTAACCGCAAACCGCGGTTCTTCAAGTGGAGACATCATGAAAGAGACCAAGACCGTCTCGGGCCATCCCGAGGCGCGCGCCGCCATGCATGAGATGATGGCGGCGTTCGAGGCGTTCAAAGGGGCCAACGACGCCCGCCTGGACGAGATCGAGAAGAAGGCTTCGGCCGATGCGCTGCTGGAGGAGAAGGTGGCGCGCATCGATCAGGCGGTGGCGCAGGCGCAGGCGCGCATGGACCGTGCGCTGAGCGAGAGCCGCCGCCCCATTCTCAGTGGTTCGGGGCTGGGCGCCGAGCCGCCCGCTGTGGTCGCCGCGCCGGAGGCCAAGGCGGCGTGGGACGGCTATATGAAGTCGGGTCAGGCGCACGGGCTGGAGCTGAAGGCGGGGCTGTCGTCGGCGTCGAACTCGGCGGGCTATGTCGTGCCGCCGGAGACGGAGCGCGCCATCGAGCGCCGCCTGATGGCGGGCAGCCCGATGCGCGAGATCGCCACGGTGCGTACGGTCGGCTCGGGCGTGTTCAGGAAGCCGGTGTCGACGGCGGGCGTGCAGGCGGGCTGGGTCGCCGAGACGGCGGCGCGCCCGGAGACGGACCCGGCGACGCTGGCGCTGCTGGAGTTCTCCTCGGCGGATCTTTACGCCTGTCCGGCGGCGACGCAGAGCCTGCTGGACGACGCTCTGATCGACTTGGACGAATGGCTGGCGGCCGAGGTCGAGGACGCCTTCGCGGCGCAGGAGACGGCGGCCTTCGTCAGCGGCGACGGCGTGAACAAGCCCAAGGGCTTTCTGGCCTATGATACGGCAACTGAAGGGACGCAGACCTGGGGCCAGATCGGCACGGTGGCGTCTGGCGCGGCGGGTGGTTTCGCCACGACCAATCCGGCGGACAAGCTGATCGACCTGATCTATGCGCCCAAGGCCCAGTATCGGCCGAACGGGCGTTTTGTGATGAACCGGCGCACGGTCTCGGCGGTGCGCAAGTTCAAGGACGCGGACGGGAACTATGTCTGGTCGCCGGCGATGCGGCCGGGCGAGATGGCGAGCTTGCTGGGCTATCCGGTCACCGAGATCGAGACGATGCCGGATGTGGCGGCCAACAGTCTGTCGATCGCGTTCGGCGACTTTGCGCGCGGCTATCTGATCGTGGATCGGGCGGGGGTGCGGGTGTTGCGCGATCCCTATTCGGCCAAGCCCTATGTGCTGTTCTACACGACCAAGCGCGTCGGCGGCGGGGTGCAGAACTTTGATGCGATCAAGCTGATGAAGTTCGCGGCTTCGTAAGGGCGGCGCACGAGCGCCCTCTCCCCTTGTGGGAGAGGGAGGGGCCCGACGCGTGAGCGGTGGGAGGGTGAGGGGTTTCGCGGGCGCAAGACCCCTCATCCGTCCGCCTTCGGCGGCCACCTTCTCCCACAAGGGGAGAAGGACGCAGAAAACAGTGGAGATTTGAATGAGCGGACCCGTGAGCCTCGCGGAGGCGAAGCTGTTCCTGCGCGTCGAGCATGAGGCGGAGGACGGGCTGATCCAGACCCTGATCGATGCGGCCAGGGCGCGGGTGGAGGGCGAAGTCGGGTTGAGCCTGACCTCGACCTCGCCGGCGCCGCTGAGGTTGGCGGTGATGATGCTGGTGATGCGCGCCTATGAGCGCGGCGACGGCGAGATGAGCGCGGCGCCGGTCGAGGGGTGGATCGCGCCCTATCGCGTGGTGCGGCTGTGAGCGCGGGGGCGATGAAGGTGGTGGCGTCGCTGGTGCGGCCGGTGGCGGCGCAGACGCCCTATGGCGGGCAGGTGGTCAGCTATGAGCCGGTCGGGTCGCTGTGGCTGGCGCTGGGCGCGCGCAGGCGGCGCGAGCGGACGGAAGCGGGCGTGACGCGCGGCGTGGAGACGCTGAGCGCCACGGTGCGGGCCGATCCGAGGCTGGAGGAAGGGTTGGTGGCGCGCTTCGGCGGAGCGGACTGGTCCGTGGTCGGGATCGAGGCCGATCCGAAGGCGGCGGGCCGGGTGCGGCTGAACCTGGAGCGGGGGCGATGAAGGATCATGAAGGGGCGCTGATCAAGGCGCTCATCGCGCATCTGGGCGGCGACGGGGCGTTGCAGGCTCTGTTGGGCGATCCCGTGCGGGTCTGGGATGAGGCGCCGCAGGGGGCGGGGTTTCCGCATCTGGTGATCGGGCGGTGCGAGAGCCGACCGCTGAACGCGGACGGCGGCGGGGTGGAGCAGCGGCTGACCCTGACTTGCGCCAGTCGGTTCAGGGGGCTGGAGGAGGCGCGGGCCGTGGCGGCGGCGGTGCGGGCGCGGCTCGCCGATGCGCCGCTGGAGGCGGACGGGGTGAAGGCGGTCAGTCTGGGCGTGACGTTTACGGACCTGTTCCGCAGCCCGGACCTGAAGCGGGCGTGGGCGGTGATGCGGCTGAGAGCCGTGACGGAGGAAATCTGAGATGAGCGCGCAACGGGGCAAGGACATCCTGCTCAAGATCGAGGGCGCGGGTGGCGCCTTCACCACTGTGGCGGGGCTGAGGGCGAGGACGATCTCGCTGAACGCCAAGACGGTGGACGCGACCGACAGCGACAGCGCCGGACGGTGGCGCGAACTGCTGGCGGGGGCGGGCGTGAAGTCGGCGGCGGTGTCGGGGCAGGGGATATTCCGCGATGCGGCGTCGGACGCCCTGATCCGCGAGGCCTTCTTCGAGCAGGCGGCGAAGACGTGGCGGCTGATCGTGCCGGATTTCGGCGTGCTGGAGGGGCCGTTCCTGGTCGCGGCGCTGGAATATGCCGGCGAGCATGAGGGCGAGGCGAGTTTTGCGCTGAGCCTGGCCAGCGCGGGCGAAATCGGGTTCTCGCCGCTGTGATGGTGAACGGCGCGCGGGGCGAGGTCGCGGCAAGGCTGGCGGGGGCGGAGCGGAAGCTGTGTCTGACGCTGGGGGCGTTGGCGGAGATCGAGACGGGGCTGGGCGTCGCCGGGATGGCGGCGCTGGCCGAGCGGATGAAGGTCCTGTCGGCGCGGGATCTGATGGTGGTGCTGGCGGCCTTGTTGCGCGGCGGCGGCGAGGGGGCTCTGGCGGATGAACTGGCGAGGGCGCCGGTTGATCCGCGTGAGGCGGCGGAGGCAGTGGCGAAGGCTTTTGCGGCGGCGGCCTGATGACGCCCCAAGACCGTCAATGGGCGGAGATGATGCAGGCGGCGGCGCGGATGGGCGTGGGGCCGGAAGGGTTCTGGCGCCTGTCGCTGAAGGAGTGGCGGATGCTGACGGCGGGGCCGGTTCAGGCGGCGCCGCTGGGGCGCGGCGAACTGGAACGGATGCAGGAGATGTGGCCGGATGACTGATGGTTTCAGGCCGGACGGGATCGACGCCGTGCCGGTGAAGGCGGCGGAGGCTGCGGCGGCGCTGGAGGCGCTGAAGGAACCGGCGGAACGGGCGGCGGCCTCGATCGAGGACGCCTTCGGGCGCGCGGGGGCCAGCCTGACGCGGTCGCTGACGCGGGCGGCGGCGGATGGGGAGGTGACGCTGGCAGAACTGGCGCGGGCGGTGCTGAATGCGGTCAATGCGGCGGCGGGCGCGCGCGGCGGCGGGCTGAGCGGGGCGATAGCGGCGGCGCTGGGCGGCTTCGGCGGGGCGCGGGCGGATGGGGGGCCGGTGCTTGGCGGCGGCGCCTATCTGGTCGGCGAGCGCGGGCCGGAGGTGTTCCGTCCGGCGGGCGCCGGGACGATCGAGCCGATGGGCGGAGCGCCTGGTGTCACGGTCAACGTCACGGTGGACGGCGGGGCCGAGGGGCTGTTGCGGTCAGAGACGCAGATCGCACGGATGCTGGCGCGGGCGACGGCGTTGGGCGCGCGCTGA